ACCCCCGCCGTCAAGAGAAATCTTGATAGCGGGGGCTTTTTTGCGTTTATCCGATATTTAGTTTTACTGCACTGCAGCACTTCCCCAAATACTGCAGCACTGAGATAGTAACACTAACCGCCTGTCTTGTAAAATCCAGGACCCCTGAACTGGATGGCTGGTGGTGTGTACACTCTTTGCATTTGTTGACCACACAAGGTGCATGGTGGGATGCTTGAACTTTCCTCAATACTGAGCAGTAACTCCTGGACTATCCCACAGTTTAAACATTTGAAATCATATTTGGGCATCATCAAAATCCACTGGTGTAGGGGCTGTTAGTTCTGCGCCACACAATGCACACTCTGATTCTGTAAACCACATAACAATTTCGCCATTTTCAAATATGCAATTAACTTTAAAAAGGACACTACCGCAAGGGCATGCATGAGTTGGAATACCACGATAACTATGCTTAACTACGCTCTGCTTCCGCTTACGCTTCAGCAGACACATACACTTAACCCGTTCTGCACGAACAGGAGTATACTCAAAATTGAATTACACCGTTGAGATTCTCTCGGCGTGTCGCTGAATAGAGGAGCGAGGTGCATGTAAACTCCTCTATTGCAAAGGAGAAATATGACACTTGAAGAAAAGACGGGCAAGGGATATATCTCCCACAGCGCCATGAGTACATGGCTTAACTGTGGCTGGTCCTTCTACCTTACCCGCATACAGAAAGTACCAGAGAACCCATCCTACTGGCTTGTAGGGGGTAAATCACTGCATGAGTGTACCGAATGGTACGACCAACTCAACCCTCTCGTGCAGGAATCGGCAGACTTTGACCTATACCAAGTCTTTCGTGATAGGTGGGATGAGAACTACCGACTTGCTGACAACGGCATGCCGTTCCGTGCTGGTGGCAGGGCTACTAAGCAGTATCCAAACAAAGAGGATGCTTCATGGTGGCTGGACAATGGACCCAAGATGGTGGACTTTTGGATACAGTTTCGTAAGGACAGTGGGTACCAGCCATACCTACTATCGGGTGGCGAAGCAGCCATTGAAACTGAACTCAATGTAGAAATCGGTGGAGTTGCAATGAAAGGATTTCTTGACAGACTTATGGTGTCGCCTGAAGGTGAACTATTGGTCATTGACATCAAGACATCCAGTAAGCCACCTGTTACCTACACACAGTTAGGCACATACGCGATTATGTGTGAGAAGGCTATGGGTATCCGCCCTGTCAAGGGTGCCTACTTCATGGCTCGTACTGGTGAACTAACTCCGCCAGTAGATTTATCACACTACACTGAACGGCGTTTAGCCTCACAGGTTAAAGGCTTTAAGACTGCGGTAGACAACAACATATTCATCCCACAGCCAGGCTTTATGTGCGGTACATGTTCAGTCAATCACGCATGCTATGCAGTAAATGGTTCCGAATCACACAAATACCCCGAACTAGGAGAAGATACAGATGAGTGAAAACTCACCAATCCAAATCAACTTCAAGACCAAGAAGGACGGCATGTTGATTAACCTTCGTGCCCACGATGGTGCTGAACTTGACTTGTTGCTTGACCAACTAACACAGCGCCTTGCTGCGCTTGTTGACCTTGAGAAAACTGTTGAAGGTATGGCAGTTGTCAAGGATGCGTTCCCAAATGCTGTGCCAGTACACGGCACAACAGCAGCACCACGCCCAGTGCAGGCTGCACCAGCAGCAGGCGCACCTGATTGTGCTTGTGGTGCAGGAGCAATGCGCTTTGTACCAGCAGGTATTGCTAAGTCCACTGGTCGCCCATACAAGGCGTTCTACGCTTGCCCTAAGCCACAGGGTCAGGCTTGCCAAAACAAGGTAACCGTATAGTTCATGCGCCTCCTTTCTCGCGCAATCAAGACTGCATCAGCAGGGGGTGCGACACTGCCAACAGTGTGGCGCTCTCTGCTTGAGCAGCAGATAGCGTTTAGACGGGGCGAAGTAAGCATGATTGCTGGTCCTCCAGGGGCTGGTAAATCAACACTTGCTCTGTCACTTGCTGTGCATGTGCAAGTACCTACGCTATACATCTCCGCAGACACACACTCACACACTATGAGTTTGCGTTTGCTCGCAATGTTAACTGGCAGAACACAGGCAGAAGTAGAACCTATGATGGAAGCAGATAGAGAATGGGCAGCACAAATGCTCAAGCCTGCTGACCACATCATGTGGGAGTTTGACTCAGCACCCACGCTCAAAGATGTAGAGGATGCAGTCCTTGCAGCCCGCGAGCGCATGGGTAGAGATGTTGAACTGATTGTGCTTGACAACGCAGTAGATGTCACCATTGATGGAGCCGATGAGTGGGGCGGATTGCGCCTACTTATGAGAGAACTCAAGTGGTGGGCTAGAGATACTGGCGCTGCTGTTGTTGTTTGCCATCACACAAGTGAAGGTGTCAATGGTAATCCTTGTCCTCCGCGTTCATCGCTGCATGGCAAGGTCGCCCAGACCCCTTCGTTAATTCTTACGGTACACGGACAGATTGCTTCAATGGGTGTGTGTGCTGTGAAGAACCGATACGGACCTGCTGATGCCACTGGTTCATCACCAGTATGGCTGGCTTACGACCCTGCGAGTATGCAGATTAAGGACTTGGTGGCACCGTGAAATTTATCCTTGCCATGCTTGCCTCACTTGCAGTCCTTGCTGGCGTAGCAGTCATCGTTGCAATGGCAGTCATAGATGTCGTAATTGATATTGATAACTATGAAGATGAGGATGTGGACGATGAGTACTAAATGGGAACTAAGTGAAGTCGGTAATGAAGGTCAGTTGGTTGGTAAACCTAACGACAAAGATGTGGTTGTTCCAACAGACAGATTGATTACAGACATCAAGGCGCAGTTAATGTTTATTCCGAATAAGTTTACTTGGTCAGTGGGATGGAGAGCCTATGTTTGGCGCAATACGGAAACTGGTAGGTTTAAAGACCTCACCGAAGAAGAATTCAAAACACTCATGGAGTCAGGAACAGTCAATTACACCAGAGATGGTGCAGGAAGCGATACAACAGGCGAAGATTCCGAAGGACATAAAGGAAGCACTGCTGAGTGAACTTCCAAACTTTGTGGAATTGGTTGATGAAGCGACAAACAAAATCTTCAACCCATCTGCAATCTGGTTTGAGTCACTCCAGTTTGCTGACTATGTGGCGCAACTTGCTGGACATCTCCGAGAGGAGCATGGACCCGACTGTAGAGAAGAAGTTGCCGAGAAATTAATCCTCATGGCAGAGAACTACAAAGAACTAGCCGAGCATGCAATGACAGTTATTGATAGGAGCCATCACCATGGTGCATAGCAACAAAGAAACTCTCTCCATTGTATGGTGCGACAACGGCACCACTGATGGCAAGTTTACTGAAGGCTTGGTGTATTCCCTTATTCATGCTGCAAGCATGGGTGTGCCAGTTAATAACGCCATCCGTGTACAAGGCAATCAGATTGCTAGACAGCGACAGGCTGCCATTGAAATGTGGGGCAAGGTTGGAACTGACTGGGCACTATGGGTTGACTCTGACATTGTGCTGACCAAGGAGATGCTCAAGACCCTATGGGATACGGCTGACAAGCATGTGCGCCCTGTTGTTAGTGGTGTCTACTTCATCAGTAAGAACATGGAAGGCTCATTGATGCAGCCTATGCCATGTATCTTCAACGAAACAGGCAACGAGTACGAGATTACTTACCTTCACCCACTGCCTAAGAATCAGGTGGTCAAGGTTGATAACGCAGGCATGGGCTTAGTGCTGATGCACAAGAGCGTGTTGCAAAGTTTAAACGAGAAGTTTCCAGATGACTTTTGGTTTGGTGAGAACAACGAGCGTGGCGAGAAGTTTATCGGTGAGGACATTGCCTTCTTCCGTAAGGTCAAGGCTGCGGGCATACCCGTACATGCCCACACTGGTGTTATAGCCAAGCACATGAAACGATTTTCATTTGATGATGCCTACTACAACCTGTTTTGGGCAGCAGTAGAAGCAGCCGAAAGGAGAGAGAGTGAGTCAGCAAAAGAGCAACAAGCGTAGAGGCGCAGCGTGGGAGATTGACCTAGCCGATTGGTTTATGGAGCAAGGTTTAAACGCACAGCGTCTACCTCGTGCTGGTCGCAACGACATTGGTGATGTGTATGTGCCAGGAGTTAATGGTGCGTATGTTGTTGAAGCCAAGGCTCCACGCAGAGATGGTCGCATTGACCTATCAGGCTGGATTAAAGAGGCAGAGATTGAGGCTGAGAACTACCGAATCGCTAAACGACTAGCCGTTGCGCCTACACCACTGGTGATTATCAAGGCAAGCAACAAGGGAGTCGGTGAAGCGTATGTCGTCCAGAAACTCAGTGATGTCCTCGCCAACCTCTAAGCATGACATCGTAAAGGTACTTGAACACTACGGATTTGTTATCTCAACTAACCGTGGAGGGTGGCAATCAGTGCGTTGCGCTTTCCACAATGACCATGTGAAGTCGGCTCGTCTAAACATAGACAACGGTGGCTTCAGATGTTTTGCTTGCGACATGGCAGGCGATGTGTATTCACTCATAATGAAACGAGAAGGAGTTACCTATGGCGAGGCTCTCAAAATCGCAGAGAGAATTACTGGCGAAAGCAACGGAGAACTACGAAGGAAGCCTAAGCGAAGCACTACCGTATCTTCAGAATCGCGGTATAACAGAGGCAACAGCGCGTATGTTCCGCCTCGGCTTCGTGGGGAATCCTGAAGCAGGGCACGAGCCTTACCTTGGTAAGTTGGCTATCCCATACCTGACTCCATCAGGTGTGATTGACATTCGTTTTCGCAGTTTAAACAACGATAGCGGTCCGAAGTATCTATCAAGACCAGGAGCCAGCACCCACATTTACAATGTTCAAGCACTCAGTAATGACACAGATTTCCTTGTGATTTGCGAGGGTGAACTAGACACCATCATCGCTACCCAAGTGGGCTTCACTGCGGTGGGTTTGCCTGGTGCTAACAACTGGAAACCGTTTTACTCCCGCGTCCTTGCTGACTGGGAAAAGATTATGTTGTTCTGCGATGGTGATAACGCAGGCAAAGAGATGGCTAAGACAATCACCCGTGAATTGGACAATGTATTCCCCGTGTTCATGCCCGATAACTGCGATGTAAACGATGTGTTCCTTACCGAAGGAGCAGAGGGATTGCGCAAAAGAGTAGGTGTTTAAACTTGGCAAAGAACTCCTCGTTTGATTTGGACTTTGGCTATGGTCGTAAAGGTGAACAACTCGTTGAGGAGTTGCTAACCCAAGGCAAGAAGATTGAAGTCAAGAGGGATAGGAAGTGGTGGGTTACTAACAATCTCTATGTTGAGGTTGAGTGCTGGTACATGAAGTCCAAGTCGTGGGAACCATCAGGTGTGATGGTAACTGAGGCTGACTATTGGGCGTTCGTACTAGAGCAGGGCGTACTCATGGTGCCTACCTCACATGTCCTCTACGCTATCAAAGAGTTTGGTCGTGAGATTACTTGCGAGATTCCACCGAACAGAAGCAAGGGCTACCTCATAACCGTAGATGATTTACTTATGGCAATGCGTAAGTTAAAGAACGAGAAAGCAGAACAAAAAGATGGATAGCCAAGACAAAGTTTGGGAAACCATTTATGGTGTAGCCCGACAGGTGGCAACCCGCGCTAACCGCATACACCGTGGCATCGTAACCACTGATGATGTGTACCAACACCTATCCTTGTGGGCACTAGAACACTGGCACAAGATAGAGCAATGGCAAGCAGAAGAAAGTCTGAAGTTTAAACTGCGCAAGACTTTCTATAACGAGGCACAGAAGTATGTTGCCAAGGAACGCTCACACCTATCGCGCTCGCCAATGAATGACAGTTTCTACTACACACCCGAAGTACTACATGAACTACTGCGTGATGTGTGGACACATGAGGGTTGGACTGATACGCCTGACATGAGCAGTGAATACATTTCTCGTAGTGCCAAGCCATCAGAAGGTGGCAATCGTATGGCGTTGCTATCGGATGTGACTGCGGGGCTTGACCGTCTAAACGAGAACGACAGGAACCTGCTGCGCATGCGCTATGCCAATGGTGGTATGGAGTTTGGTGCGCTGGCTGAATCACTCGGAGCCACGGAGGAAGCAATGCGTAAGCGTGTCAAGCGTGCGCTCACCAAGTTACAAGACAGGCTCGGTGGTGAAGCACCGCAGTGGCGTGGTCGTAGGCGTGTTCGTAGTAATGCTGAAGCACGAGCAGAGATTAGAAATCAGGAGGAGCAGGAATGATTATCGGACTAAGTGGATACGCTCGCAGTGGTAAAGATACAGTGGCGGAGTTACTCGTATTGAACTACGGGTTTAAACGCGTGGCGTTCGCGGATGGTATACGCGATGCTTTGATTGCCCTGAACCCCATCCTTCATGACGGTCACCGTCTAAACGAAGTAGTACAGATGTATGGATGGGATGTTGCCAAGGCTAAGGATGAAGTGCGCCGTTTGTTACAGGTCATGGGCACCGAGGTGGGTCGCAAGTTAATCCATGAAGATGTGTGGGTGTGGCGTTTGTTTAATCAGATTGACACTGATGAGCGTATCGTTATACCTGATGTGCGCTTTCCTAATGAAGCCAATATGGTGAAGGACAGAGGCGGGGAAGTGTGGCGTATCAACAGACACAACCACACCGCAATCAATGAGCATGTATCTGAGCGTGCTATGGATAACTATATGTTTGAGCGCGTTGTTTACAATGACGGAACCCTTGATGATTTATCTGATGAAGTCTTTATGCTAATGAGGCATGCGTTTAAACTGTGACAGAAGATGAGTTCACTGAAAGATTCCTTCTTCTCCATGGTGCGTACATACAGAAGTTTGTACAGAAGATTGAGTACTCAAAGATTACTGAGAAAGATGAATGGTCTAAAGGTTTAAACGCTGGTCTTGATTGGGCTATCCGTATTATTACTGGTGATAAATCTGCTTCATAAATAAACAAGCACCGCTTTCGGGACTGGTACCTAGGCGGTGCTTGCTGTTCTAGTTTAACCTATCGTTGCGTTTCCTTCAAGTGCGGGTCGGTTAGTCCCCACTTGCGCTTCTTGCGCTCCCTGTCACGCATCACTGGTGTCATGCCACCCCATATTCCGTAGCGTTCGTGGGCTAAACCCCACTCACCGCATGCCTCAATAACTGGGCATCCACCGCATACTCGCTCGCGGATGTAGCGTTCTTCTTCGGGCGTGAACTTATCTGTTACTGGGTAGAAAACATCGGTGGGTACACCGAAGCATTTGGCATCCTCAAAGTTGCGAGCGTTGTACACAAGCGTGTAGTACACACGATTGTTTAAACTTAATGCCTTGCGAA